AGAGTTTTACGATGACCAGACACTTCTTCACACAGTAGGTCCATCGCAAGGTACTGACAACAGCTTCTTCGATGCACTTGGTGCTCTTTGGTCTAGAGCACAATGGGAAACCCAGAATCAACCTATTGAGTTGAACATTACCAGTGGAAAACTGGTGATGAAACTTCCGATGAATTCTGGGGAACAGGGTGTAGTTGCATACCTTAACTATGAACCTGCGGAAACTCCTCCAGTAGTAGACCATGCAACCGATGGTGATGTCACCGGTAACACCGCAGATGTCACAGGTGAAGCCGTTCTCACCGAACCTGCTCCGCACCATCAGGCGACCGGCGCTGTCACCGGCCTGACATCCACAGTCACGGGTACTGCCAAGCGGTTCCTGCTGCACACGACCAGTGGTGATGTGGTTGACAGCAACGATGCCACGGTGACTGGTGAAGCCGAACTGATCAACGCTGTCTACCTTCACGAAACCGAGGGGTTCCTGACCGGCCAGCTTGGAACGGTCGCAGGCACGGCAAAGCGGTTCCGTGCTCACGCGTCAATTGGTGCGCTGCACCCGACAACCCCTGTAGGTGACGTTTCATCAGTCATCACAGGGCAATCGGAGGTCATCAGTCCTCCGGGGGTTCATGAGTGCTATGGCGATCTTCTTGGAAGACTTGGTGTTGTCACCGGTACGGCAAAGCTAACCAAGACGCACGTTACGTCAGGTGTCGTCATCGACAGCACCGATGCCACGGTCACAGGAGAGGCAGTCAAGTTCGCCGAGCATGACACCTCCGGCATCATCGTCGGCTATGACTCCAAGGTGATTGGCTCTGCTACCAACGTGGGATCACTAACCCTGACCCCTGCCGACATCGCTGCTATTGTCGCTGCACTACAAGCTGCTATATTACCTGTTAATATTGTTAAGGTTAATGATGTTGATGTGATTGGCTCGGGCCAGTCTGGTGATACGTGGGGTCCTGCATGAGTTCCGCATGGGGGTTATCGTGGGGAACATCATGGGGCGACTCATGGGGTACTATATCCACACAGGCTCCCCCATCTAGACACGCAGGTGGTATAGGTGTTTGGGATTTATTTAGAAAAAGAGTTACTCCTACCAATGCACTTAAGGCTAGGAAAAAAGCAAAATCAGTTTTTCAAAAGGTAATAAAACTACGACCAGAAGCAATAGTACAACATGTACAACAAGTATATGCTGACCTACTTGCAAAGGATGTAGTAGAAGTAAAGGAAGTTATAAAGCCATACACTAAAGATACTTTGGTGAATTGGTCAGCAGTATCCAGAGATGTAGGTGTAATCAGAACACTAGTTAGCATGGATGTATTTGTTGATACATTCCTAGAAGAGGAAGAGGTATTATTACTCCTGCTAGCTTATTAACAAAAAGGAAGAGCATGACACAGATCAAAGCAAGTGAATTCTACGAGTGGAAAAAGAACCCTGTAACGCTAGCATTTATGTATGCAGCTAAGGAACGTATTGAGGATGGTATGAATGTACTCTCTACTACGGCAGGACTTAATCCAATTGAGGATAACTACATGCGAGGATTCATCCAAGCATATCGGGAGTTAGAAGACTTCCGAATCGACGACCTAGATGGGAGTACAGACGAATGATTATTCCACTACTCCACACTATCCTAATCAAACCAGAACATGTTGAGACAACCACAGAGGGTGGTATCATCATTCCAGATCTGGTGACTGATAAGGAACGGAAGGCCGTTGAAGTTGGAACTGTAGTACGAGTAGGGCCAAGGGCCTTTATTGACTATGGACGTAGCCCGGACATCCTGAGTGCTGGCGATAAGGTAACTTACGCACGGTACGCTGGAAAAGAAGTCCGAGAAGATGATGATGTATATTTGCTGGTCAACGATATCGACATCCTTGCCCTGCTTAAGGAGACAGAATGAGCGAAGCTCTAGAAGTTCAAGTAGAACAAACAGCCGTAGCACCTGAAGAAGTTAAGCAGGAAACACAACAACCAGCATCCTCGCCTATCGAAGATAAGGCACGAGAGGGTGGCTGGGTACCGCAAGAAGAATGGACTGGTGATCCTGATAAATGGCGTCCCGCACGAGAGTTCGTGGATCGAGGCGAACTGTTTAGTAAGATCGACAGTATGGGTAAGGAACTGAAGGAAGCCAAAAAGACTTTGAAGATGATGCAGGAGCATCACTCTAAGGTTAAGGAATCCGAATACAACCGCGCAGTGGCCGATCTAAAGGCACTGCAAAAACAGCATCTAGAAGAGGGAAATTCTGATGGTTATCTTGAAACTACAGAATTACTGACTGATTTGCGTGCTGAGCAAAAAGCTCGTGCCGTTATCCAAGAGACTGCTCCAGCAGCTAATGAACCCCACCCACACTTTGTGGAATGGCAACAGAAGAATGACTGGTATTCTAAGGATAAGGAAATGCACGACTATGCCGACGCAATTGGTCTTGGTTATGCCCAACAGCATCCAGAACTAGAGCCTGAAGAGGTTCTTAAATATGTTGCTACCCAAGTACGAGGCCGCTTCCGCGAACGCTTCGTAAACCCAAATAGGACTAAACCTTCAGCAGTAGAAGGAGCAAATACAACTGGATCACCACGCAAGGGTTCAATTGAATTAACAGAAGAAGAACGGAAGGTTATGAATACCTTTGTTCGTGCTGGCGTTATGACAAAAGAAGCATACATAGATGAAATCAAAAAGCTAAGGAGCGTTAAATAATGACTACTGAAAACAAGGAAATCATTCGGGAGATTCCCGCTAAACATCGCAAACAGCGTGAAGAGCGCGTTGGGCGTAAGCCACTATTCCAACAAGGACCACAGGCGGTTGCAGGTGAGTTGGACCCAAACTTCGTATATCGCTTCGTGAACGATACAGGAAGTCGTATTGTAAACTTCCAAGCTGCCGGTTATGAGTTCGTTGAGGACGCAGACCTACGTGTTGGAGATTCTCGTGTATTTGATCCTTCCGATTCAGGTTCCGCAAAAGTCGTTACAAGTAACGATGGCTCTAGAGCATATCTCATGCGTATCAAGAAAGAATGGTACGATGAAGATCAAGCTGTCAAGATGTCCCGGATCAAGGAACAGGAAGACGCAATGAAAAACACTGCTCCTCAAGGTTTCACAGGTTCTATTAAAACTTCTGTCTAATCTTACAGGGGAGCTATTAACTAAAGGAAATAATTAATGGCAACTTTTCTATCTAAGAAGGGCGGTTTCAAAGCTGTAAAGCATCTGAACGGCTCCCCTTATAATGGTGCTGCTAACATTTATAATGTCGCCTCAGGTACTATCGTGCCGGGTGACGTTGTGAAACTAGACGGTACTGCCACCACAAAGGGTATTCCCACTGTTGTAGCCGCTACCTCTGCTGCATCCGAACTGATTCTAGGCGTATGCGTTGGCACTGTCAACGTCAAGCTAGATCCAGTTTTCGGTTCAATGTCTAACGGTAGTATCTCTCTTGATACTCCACAGGTCGCCGGCGCGGGTGCTTACATCCTAGTCGCTGACGCAACTGACGTTATCTACTCTGTCGAGAAGGCATCTTTTGCCGCAACCGATATTGGTCTAAACCTAGACATCTCTGGTGCTGCTGGCGGTAACGCTGTTGGTACTTCTAATGAGATTCTTGGTACTGCCACTACCGGCGCAACTTGGAAGGTTATTGGTCTTGACCTAACTTACCAGTCCCTCGATCCAAGCGTTGCCGGTCAATCCGGTTATGCTCAACCTGCTCCCGGTGACAGTAATGCCCGCGTTCTTGTTATTGCTAACAATGCGCAGTTCAATACTCCATCTACCGCTAACTAAGAGAGGTATTTAAATGTCAGGTATTATCACTTCCAGTTCGTTTGCCAAGCTACTTTGGCCCGGACTAAATGCCATTTGGGGCAAAGAGTATAACGACTATCCTGTTGAATGGGACAAGCTGTTTGAGCAAAACACCTCAGACCGCGCCTATGAAGAGGACCTCGGTATTAGCTCTTTCGGTCTAGCTAACGTCAAGACTGAAGGCGCTCCAATCACATATGACACTGAGCGTCAAGGTTTCACTTCACGCTACAACCATGTCGTGTACGCACTAGGCTTCATCGTTACTCGTGAGATGTACGAAGATGACCAGTACGGCAAGATTGGTGGTCAAAAGGCTAAGGCGCTGGCTCGTTCCATGCGTCAAACCAAAGAGACCAACGGTGCCAATATTTACAACCGTGCTTTCGATAGCAACTATAAGGGTGGTGACGGCGTTAGCATGATCAACTCCGCACACCCCAACGTCGCAGGTGGCACCTTCTCTAACCAGATCGCCGTTGCCTCTGACCTATCAGAAGCAGCACTAGAACAAGCTGTAATCGACATCGCCGGTTTCCGTGATGATCGTGGCCTACTCATCGCTGCAAAGCCTGAGAAGCTCGTCATTCCTTACCAGCAACAGTTCGAGGCCAAGCGCATTCTAGGTGCCGATGGTCGCGTTGGTACTGATCTAAATGATCCTAACGTCCTTAAGGATATGGGTATCTTTAGTAATGTTATTGTTAACCATTACCTAACTGATGCAGACGCTTGGTACATCCTGACTTCTGTTAAGGATGGCGTCAAGTACTTCAATCGCCGTGGCGATCAGTTCGAGATGGATAATGACTTCGATACCGAAAATGCTAAGTTCAAGGCTACCGCCCGCTATGCATTCGGTTGGTCAGACCCACGGGGCGTGTACGGCTCACAAGGAGCTTAATTATGCCTACTGGTATTGTTGGTCCTCAAGGCGTAACCGTTGTATCACCCCCAGCGCGGGACCCCCTAGTAAAATTCGGTGTCCTAACTGCTGGTGATGGTGCTACTGGTTTCGCTGCTTTCGGTCTTCCGAAGTATGCGGTTCCTGTTGGTGTCTATACCATTTGTACTGGTGCTAATGCAACTCAGACTGTCAACGCTGGTTATACCAACGGTGGCGCTGATCTGCTAAATGCTGCTGCACCAAACTCAACTGGTTATGAAACCTCAGGTACCGCTACTGGTACTGGCGTAGGTGTTCAGCTAACCGCTGATAAGATCGTCTATCTAAAGGCATCTGCCACTCTAACCTCTCCGGTTATTGTTAAGGTAGAGTACGTGATTCCCCCGCAAGGGATGAGTCTGTAACACCCAATAGGGGTAGTTGTGTAAAAGCTTCTACCCCTATTTTTCTTTAAGGAAAATAATATGGCCTCTCGTGGCGCACATCTATCAGCTAATGCAACAGTCACCGCGCATGGTGCTGAAGTAGTTACAAAAAGTGACACAGTAGAAATTCCAGTTACTCGCGCACTGTATGTTGGTGTTGGGGGTGACATTGCAGTAACAATGGCCGATGGTCAGGTTGTTACTTTCGTTGGTGTTCCAACTGGTGTTGTTCTACCTATTCAAGTTAGTAAGGTAATGGCAGCAACCGCTGCAACAAGCATTCTGGCGTTATACTAAAATGTTCATGGGTCTATCTATGGGCGTTAATAGGCCCGACATGTTCCTACCTAATGCCACTCCTGTTCAAGGGGCACCATATGCTTATATTAACCAGCCGATTCCCGGTGCTGCGGTAGGTACAATTTATCACAATAGCCCAGAATTATTTATTACCATAAGTTCACTCGATGGTAATGGTGTTAATCACTATAATTTATTAGCTATGTTGGGGACTGGTGACACCATTACGGTTGATTCTCAGACAGGAACATTAACTGGTCCAGCCGAGTATATGGGTGGCGCAATGTGGAAACTTCCTGTAAATGCGTGGCCTGCACTTATTGATGGTAATTATCTAGTAACAGTAACAGGGCCTTTCTAAGGAGTTATTATGGGCGGTTGGACTTATGACTCAGGGCAGTTTAATCTTTACTGCGATGTCTGTAAAAGAAAGATTAAGGCTGGCGAGGCCAAGCATCGTTGGGATGGATTCATTGTCTGCCCTGATGACTGGGAACCACGCCAGCCACAAGACTTTGTGAAAGCCAAGATCGACAAGATCATGGTGCCCTTCTCAAGACCAACAGAAGACACAGCTAATAATATTCAGTATGGTGACTACGACATAGTGACTTTTACTGAGGACATTCTTATTGGTATATCAAAGCATCTGGATATTATGGACACATACACCATCTCAGAAGTAGAGGTGATTGGTACCGTTGATTTTCTAGATGATACTTTTACTGTGGGTGAACTCTTTAGCATAACCACTGGTGCTTACCTAGATCCTTTAGATACTGTGCCATTTGATGATTATGGTTATTTCTATCTCTATGACTACACCACTCCATCCCCACCAGATCCACAAACCTACTTTGCAGAAGATTATGTTGGTCTTCTCGTAAACTTCTAACAAGGAAAACAAATGAAAGATAATACTAAAATGAAGGGTACTGTTCACGTAAAGCATTGGAATGCTGCTGGTGAAATGCTTCTTGATGAAATCTATGAGAATCTCATAGTCACCTCAGGTCTTCAGTGGATCGCGGGTAGGCTAAATAATCCTTCTCCAGATGTAATGAACTATATTGCTGTTGGTACTAGTGCCACTGCACCAGCATTAAACCAAACAACTCTTGTTGCTGAAGTTGCGCGGGTTGCTATTACTGTCGCTGGCGGCTCCGTCTCTGGTCAGACAATTGCATACAACGCAACGTTTGGTCCCGGTGTTGCTACAGACTCCCTGTATGAAGCTGGTATTTTCCAACTGAACTCAGGAAGCACTATGCTATCTCGTGTAACCTACCCTGTGATTAACAAGGGTGCTGGTGATACCGTATCTATCCTCTGGACTGTCGCGGCTCAATAAACCATGACAACTATTGTAACTAGAGCGTCGAATGGTGCGCCGCTAACAAATACACAGATGGATACCAATCTTACCAATCTAAACAACGATAAGATTGAAACCTCCGTCCTACCAACGCTGGCACCAAAAGCTTCTCCAGCCTTTACAGGAATTCCAACAGCACCTACTGCCGTACCCGGCACAGCTACAACGCAGATTGCTACCACAGCATTTGTGTCAACTTCTACTCCACCCCCGTTCCCTGCCGGGACTCGCATGGTGTTTGCACAGGCGGCAGCACCAAATGGTTGGACTCAGGACACCTCTGACAATGCCACCAACCGTATGCTACGAGTTGTTAACACAGCAGGTGGTGGCGTAGGTGGTAGCTCGGACCCTGTTCTGATGAACGTTGTACCTAGCCACACACACTTTGTTCAAACTGGGGATCAGTCTGCTGACCACGCGCACAGTGGTGCTACTGGCTATATGAACCAGAATGCCTCACACGCACACACCGCTGGTGATTATGGACACGCTCATTCATATGGCTTCCCAAACAACGCTGGGCTTGCTGCTTTTGGCGGAGCTGGCCCCGGTGCTTGGCAGGGAGATACTGCTGTTAGTTATGCCAGTGTTTACGTCAATGGTACTGACACTAACCACACACATAACTTTAGCACTGGTGGTGTATCCGCAAACCATTACCACACTGGTACTACTAATGCTAATACTGGTGCTGCTAACTGGGCACCGCGTTACGTCGACCTTATTATTTGTCAGAAGAACTAACATGAAACTAGAAACCAAACTATCATGTCCCTTGGGACATAAGTGTGAAGAGATCAAAGATGGTGCCATTCATAGATGTGTTTGGTTCATTACAATGCAAGGACAGCACCCACAGACAGGTGAGGTTGTCGATGAACAGGGCTGTGCTATGGCATGGCTTCCTGTTCTGCTTGTAGAGAATGCCAGAACCAATCGAGGAACCTCTGCTGCTGTAGAGTCTTTCCGTAATGAGATGGTAGCTGCTAATGAAAATACAAGGAAGCTACTCCAATGACAGTAAAAATATCAGGAACAGACGGCATTGACACTGCCCAACTACGCGCACCGGACGGCGATCCGGTGGCGATGACGATTGCCGCTGGCGGGAAGGTGGCATTTCCAGCGCAGGGGCAGAGTCTTGTCCCCAACGGATACGTCAAGTTGCCGGGCGGACTGACTATTCAGTGGGGACTTGGGGCATCTGATGCTGCCGGAACTGCTGTTGTGACATTCCCAACACCATTTGACACAGCTTGTTTGCAACTTGTAGCAACGGCAATAGTGTCGAATCAAATAATGGCCGTGTCTTCGTTCACCCAGTCAAACTTTACCGCCTACAACAATGCGAGAGCAGACGGGGCGGGAATAACTGGCAGCTTTCGCTGGATCGCAATAGGATACTGACATGAGCCTAATCAAATCAATTCTTCACCAGTTGGGTATGTCTTCCGACCCGACCAAGAACTTCACCATCGGCGTCCCTGCTGTTCCTGATGGCACGATGAAGCTGGCCCGTGGTAATGCTGGCGCGACGACGCAAGACATCATGACTGTGGATGCTGCGGGGAAGGTGACGTTTCCCCAAG